AAAAACCCCTGTATGTTTCAACAGGGGTATTTATATTAAATTGGCATAGGAATATTTATTGGAAGTTTACCATCCAATATTACAGCACAGGCTACTACAGGCTTACGAGTGTTCTGTTTACCATATGCAAAAGCATACTTCTCATGGTCTATACCACAACCTACAGTTACTCCAAATATTAAATCCTTGTAACTTGCCAAGAATCTAGTATTCATAACTGTATGTAGGTGACCTATTACTGTAGACTGTCTGTTTTCTCTAGCAGCATTAATAGCTGCCATTTCACCAGACAATCCAGTACCATGTTGGTAAATAACACCATTTACCTGATGTACAAAATCCCATTCCCATGTTGGAGGACTTTGTAGTAATTCCTGATATGTCTTTAACCAAGTTTTAGGTAAACCTGCAGAGAAAGCTTTTCTAAATGGTAGTGCATCATGATTCCCAATACAAACTTTAACATTGGGAAATGTGTAATACCATCTTTTCATTCTTTCTATTGCAAGATTAAACTCATCACCTGCAGACATACCTTCAGGATCTTTCTCATGATAGCTAACAGCATGATTGTCAACTGCATCACCTATATGAATTACAGTACCACAATCATACTCTTCTTGAATCTTTCTACAGAATTCAAGATAACCTTCTTTTGTGAAAGGTTCATGAGGGTCACCTATAACCAATACATTATCTGGATCTCCATGTAAGTATGGTTCTATCCAACCCTCATTAAACTTTTCTACATTTCTAAAAAGTTCTTTAGCTAACCTAATTATCTCTGAATTATTTTCACCAGTAAGTTCACTGATTTTCTCAGCTGACTTTTTATAATAACCTGGTTTTGATTTCAGAAACTCGTATACAAGGTTTATCCTTGCATTGTAATTTAATTTACTCATTTGGTTTCTTTTTTTACAAATATAAGAAGATAATTAGCTTATAATATCTTCAGGTTCATTTGTATTCTTATATTTGAGATAATAAGTCTCCTGTTCTAGATCAGGAATAGAGGATAGCTCTGCATCTTCTGGAAGCTTCATATCTATCTTACTCTCTATTTCCAATCTTCTCCACTCTTTTTTATAAAGAACACCTGCTGGACCAAATTTATCTGATGATGTAACTGAATAGAAATCTAATATTTGTTTTTTATCTTCAGCCCTAAATTTAGAGTATGCACCCTTATCAAATAAATCTAATGCTTTTCTACTGCTATATGGTATTTCAAATACTATTATAACAGTATACTTGTCATTATCTATTACTGAATGAAAAGATGCATACTTTCTAAACTTGTTTAATAATTCTTCAAATTGTGGATGAGGACTAAACTTATATATCACAAAGATGTGAGTATCCAAATCAGGAAATTCTTCACAATGTCTGAATGCATTAATAAAATTGCATTTTAAGAAATGTTCATCATCTTTAAAATCTGCAAGTTTACCATTTTTATTTGCAATTAGTGGAAGCAAATAAGCAACAGTCTTGTTTTTAATTTTCTTTAATTCTTCTAAACTCATAATATAAGATTGTTTACATCAACATCCAATGGATTTAATAACCCAGTAGCAGGATAATCATCTTTTATTTTAAGACAAATATAATTCTGGTAAAACTTTGATATACCCTCATACTCTCCATAATGATTTATATACTCTTCAAACACAGCTATTCTTAAAGACTGTTCATCGTCAATATTTAATAACAGCTTATCAGCAAAGGATTTACCTTTACCTTCTAAACCTTTTATGTTATCTGCTGAGTCACCTATAATCATAGATTTCCAAAAATACAAAGCAGCTTCTTCTTCAGTTACAGTTACCCATTCATTCTTTTTATAGTTATAATGAGTACCTTCTAACATAAGAAGATCTTTATCTATAGCACAGATTATGCTGCCATTAACCTTTACACTGACACTATTTACCATATCATCAGCTTCAATACCATGTAACTCAACAAATTTCCACTTATCTACCATATGATCTTTAATAGCTCTAAGGTGTTCAAGTGGTTCTCTATCCTTCCTATTTGCTTTATATTCAGGATATACTGCATTTCTTTCAGTACATTTACCATAACCAACGAAGCCAATATATTTACTGGCTCCGATAGTTATTAGTATATTACTTATGATTTGATCTGTAGACTGTAAAATGTCTTCTAAAGGTTTATCAAATGATTTACTATCAGAATTCCAGTGTGCTATAAAACAAATGCTATCAGCATCAATTATCGCTACTCTTTCTGATTGTAATTCCATTTTCTATTAGTTTTTTAACAATGAGGTACCAATCCTCTTTTCTTAAAACAACAACTTCCTCTCTATCCTTCTTGTGAAACACTATATTAATAAACTGTTCTCTTTCAGGAACTAATTTTGGAATTGTTGCTTCCATGTCATCAAGTACAGAAAATACATTAAGACCAGTTTTAACAGCTTTACATTGTATATTATAACTAACACCATTGATATCTATCTTAGCATCATCCATAATTCTACTTGTAGCTCTGCTAGTAGCTGCTCTATGGAAACCCATGTCTCTGAATTCCTTTGCTATTTTTCTCTCATAGTTATGACCTATTCTTCTGACATTAGGTTTAGACTTAATCTTTTCAGAAGGTAATTCATTCCTATTCTTGATTTTCTTTCTATTTGGATCCCTCATACATTTTTGTTATTAGTAAGCATATCAATAATCTCTTGATAAGCTTCAACTTTGCCTTCAAAGAACTTTATAAGAAGATCATCTCCAGTTATAGTATCTAACTCAGTAGCTACTCTATCTGCAGCATCTCTCTTCTTATAAAGAACCTGAAGAACTTTCTCAATTAAATTATCCATACACAAATATAATAAAGTAGATTACATCTACATATTGTTTAGGATAATTAGTTGTGACTCAAAAATGCATCTTGCTGCTCAGAGTAAACAGATTCTACTGGTGTACCATTGGTAATATGGTTATCAACAGAATTTCCAATATCAGTTGTAGATACTCTTTTTACATCAAAATCAAAGATTGGATTGATGATATAATCTACAGTTGTTTTTGTAGGTTTAGCAAAACCAAATTTTACAAGTACATCACGCATTTCTTTGATAGTAATACCAAAGTGGTCTGCCATTGTTTTGATGTCTGTTTTGTAAGCACGAAGTGCAGCTACTGCTGTTTGAGAAATATCAATTGTTCTCATAATAAATAATTTTTAATTTTTGTTATTAATTGTTTAGTTTGATCATACCCCTTAATGGATATGTAATCAGAAATATCCTTTATACCATCAGGTATGAGAAAACTTCTTATTCCAAATTTCTCTGAGAATTTTTTCATATTAGAAATACCTGTCTCATCATTGTCATAGTTAATTATTATCTCATCAAATCTTAATGATAATAATTCAAACTGATTTTCATTAAGAAACATCATTTCACTTTGTGGACTAATTGAGTTCACGCCAAATAATTTAAAAACCATGCAATCCTTTAATCCTTTTGTTATTATTAATTTATCAGATTGTTGTTCTAGTTGATTCCAGCCACTAAATATGTGTCTTGGAATATTACTTGTCCACTTCTTATTTTTCTCAGCATTTGGTCTAAGAATTTTTCTCATACCATTACCATGCTCATAACTATATGCATAGTCTTCAATAGACTCTGTATATACATTTACAAGTTCTTCATTATTTACACTTATCCAATAATCTGTAATAGGAACTACATTATAAAAATTAAGAATATCTCTGTTAAGACAGTATTTATCCCAATAGATATCACTTTCTCTCCAGTCTCTCTTTTTAACCTTTATAACTGTATTATACCTATCAAGCTTATCAGGTAAGCCTACATAATTCAGAGATGGTATAATTTTTTTATTGTCTAACTTTTTAATGATACCCAAATCATTAGCTATAATTCTAAGAGTCTCTTGAAAATTTAAATCTTCATTAAACTTGACTTTCATATATCTCTGTACATATGAAAAACAATCATAATACTCACCTGTACCAAAATCCTTATAATACAATCCTTTAGGGAATGCTTTAATAGAACATGAGGGAGTTTTATCAAATCTTAAATCAGAGCAAAATAATTTATTTACATCAACAAAATTTGCACAATAAAACCTAAAGATTTGGTACTCAGAAACTTCTCTGAGTACCATATCCTTAGTAAAATGATTTACATCAACACCACCAAAATTAGAATGGTAAGTCATTGCTTGTTGTTGGAGCTACAAATGAATCAGTATCTGGAACTTTAGCAACAGGCTTTACATCTCTGTCTTCACTAAATACCAACTTGGTAGTAGCTACTGCAGGATATTCAGCACCATCTTGAATGGTTTCTGCAAATTCAGGAAGACCAATAGATGCTCTTACTCCAGTGCTACCATCTTGTTTAACATATCCTTCACCATTGAATTTAATTCTCAATGAATTACCAGCAAGTTTGTTGTTGTATACTTCACCAAGTTCTTCAATGCTGTTAGCTTTAGAAGAAAGATAGTCAGCATCTTTTACAACTTTAGTAAAGATGTGTCTGATTTTCTTGTAAGATGTAACTGCAGCTTTCTCTGAAAGATAGAAACGGAAGTCAGTAGTTGCTTCTGCATCACCATCTTTTAGATAAAGAGAAAATGTAACTACGGGGTTACCATTCTGATTAACTTCACCTTTAACAGATTTAATTGTTACTTCATGAATGCCTGGTCTAATATACTTAGGCTTGTTTACTTCTTGAACATCTTGTCCACCGAACATAATTTTAAAATTTATTTATTGTTATTATTTAAGGAATACTTTATCCCAATTGCCTGTTAGTTTACCATCAACCATCTCAGTTAATGTAATCTCTTGATTCTTCAAGTGGTCAGGTCTTGCACCACATGTTACTTCTTCTGAAGTTTTAAAGTTTAGAGTCACTTTATCAGACTTTCTGCTTAATAAACCAATAGCATCTGCTTTAGCACATACAATAGATTTAATCTTACCTGATAAATCTAAGTCTACTGCTGATACTTCTTTACCATTAGTTTCTAGCATTTTATCTTTTAAGTGACCTAGTAGAATAATACTACCATCTTCTGGTACCAATGTTTCAATGTAATCTAAAATCTTAAAGAAAGCCTCTCTAAGATATAGATAACCTGCACCATTAGGTAATTTCAACACACTATCACCTGCAAAGTTCTTACCCATAGGAGTTTCCATATAGAGTGTCTTTGCATATGATAGACACATTTCTTCCAATGCAGTAACAGTATCTACTGCAATGTACTTGTAAGGTTTATTAGCTTTAACAATTTCCTGACCAACAGCTTTCAATGTTGCAAGACTATCAATTTTAAGTTTGAGAGCTTCAACATAATCAGAGCCATTCTCGAAGTCTAGAATGAGACAATTATCTAACAGAGCCAAGGCTGATGTTTTACCAGCCTTTGGCTTTGAATAGATAACCATCCTCTTAGGGTTAGCTCTTGTAGCAGCTACCTTTTGAGTTGGTAAATTAATCATGTTACAGTTTAGCAGCTAATTCCAAAATGCGTTCTACTAATACAGGATACAAACCAGGATACTGACTTTTAACTAAGTCAATAGGAGTACCACCAATAATAATTGGTTGACGTTGACCTTCTCTGTTTTGCAATTCTGTTTTAGGAACAACAGTTGTTAATTCAAGCACTTTACATAGAGTGTTAATGCTATCAATAGCTTCAACTCTTGTATCACAAGGATAGCGTTGAGCCTTAATTTCATTAACATAAGCAATGTACTCTGCTTTCATTTGTTCATTGGCATCAGGAGTTTCTGATACATTCTCAACCACAGGGGTTTCTTCGTTTTGTACAATTTCCATTTTAATTTAATTGTTTACTTGTTTATTAATAATACCCTTTTTCATTCATATAGCCATAACCTAATCTAGCATTTAAAGTTTCTTGATCATAAAATGTACTCTTATCATCTACATAGTTAAAACAATCCATACAATAATACTGTGACATAGTATTATCATATTTAACATTTCTATGCTGACAATTCTCATCAAATAATCCAAGTTGCTTAGATAGACTTGTATCTTTAAATGTCTTAGGTTTCTTATCATCAAGCATTTCTTGATCTTCTCTACCATCTCTAAGATATTCAAGATATTCTTCTAACTGATCAGATATATAAGGATAATCAGGTTGCATTTCATCTACCATTCTATCATAACCCATAATAAGATTATCAACAAAATCTAGAGCTAAACTATAAGCATAATTCATCTTATTAGATTTAATATACTTTGGATGATGTTTAAACTCTTCATACAACATATGATACAACTTAGTCTTATTATCTGTATTAGGTTTAATCATAGAAACATTTGCAGGTCTAACATAAGTATACTGCTTATCAGCAGATAAAATAATATCAAGAATTACATTATAACAAACTTCAACTTGTGATATTACTACATACTCTGTTGAAGTATGAGGATTATGATAACCACAAGATATATTGAAACATGCAATACCAACATTTCTTTTAGATAGTGCACCAGCATCTGTTGCAATGCCAGTACACTCTTTATACTTATAACCTTCTAGGATTGGTGCTACAAATGTACTAAATTCTTCATCAAATAGCTTAACACCATTAGAATAATTTATAAAATCTGCATCACCTTTCCTATCTGCTTGACCTATAAACTTACAATCTTTGAAGAAATCTAAGTCACAGGCATTAGAACCTATGCATCCAATTTCCTCTTGAAGGAAGAATACAACTTTAATCTTATCTACATTATCTAATAGATTTAGACACATAAATACACCTACAAGATCATCACCACCAGTACCTACTTGTCTAGCACCATCAAATGCTAACAAGTAATCACCATTTCTGACAATAGTTTTATTAGGACAGAATCTATGAACTTGATCTAAGTGACTGACTATACATGGATAAAGACTTGCTTTACCTTTAGTAACATATATATTACCATGTGCATCTTCTTCTATAACTAAAGAGTGTTTCTTGTCAAGTATTTTAAGATAATTATTAAGTGTTGGTATTATTTGTTCTTTCTCTTTAGAAGATTCAGACTGCCAGCCTAAAACTTCAATTAATAGTTCTTCGTTAAACATTGTTTTGATTTGTTATTTGTTGTGTTACTATATCTTCAAGTTCATCCCATCCTAATTCTTCTTCCTCTTCCAAATTCCAATCATCACTATCTGTATCATCTGGTATTTCAGCAGGAATGTTTACACTAGTATCAGGAGCATCTAGAGTAATTACATCTTCAGCTATTAATATAGGACCATCATTACCAAGTTTTACAAGATTTTTATTATAAATATGATAATCATATTCAAGTAAATTATCTAGATTAACAGGTGTATTGGTAAGTTCACACATAAATGTGTCTTTTATTGTCATAACACTAGCTTGTCTACTTGCTGCATTAATAAGATTAAAATTATCCATATAAGGAAATTTCCAACTATCACTTGTAGATGTTCTTCTACCATCAATAGATGCTCTAAACTTGTGATAATTACTAATTGCTTCAAATTCTGCAGGTAAATAATCAAGATCTACAATAAAGTTTCTATCATAATCTGTAGTCCAGTAACTAGGAGACATTGACATAAGATTTCTTTTACTCTCACAAGGTTTTCTTATAGTATAGATGTTGATAAAGTTATTGTCTTCAGCATATCTGTGAAATAGTGAAACTAATTTACTATCACAAGTATAAATTCTGTCCATAACCTTATGACCATCTACAGTAGTCCATACTAATGCTCTAGCCATAATAGAATCTAAATCTTTAGGTTTCATGATAATAAGACTTACATTAGAATTCTTAGCATAAAACTCAATAGATTTCATATTAGAATCATGTCTCATACAAGAACCACCTAAATCACCTGAATTCTTAAAATAGTTAGTATAATGATAATATTTTGTAATATCATCACCAGTTACTACACTAAACAATGATTCATCATAACTAGATAACATCTTAGTATATTCTTGATGAGCTTGAAGAATTTTAGGATTATGTTCAGGATATAACCTAGTACATAGTTTACTAAGTGATATAGTTCTTGTATTACCTTGAAAGGTTTGTGAACTATCTCTATCAAAACCAAAAGTTGAAATACGTTTTTTCAATACAACATCCATGAATTTATCTTTAGTTACATAAACTATAGAATTATCATCATTTTGTTTAATGTAATGATAGAATTCATCAGAGTTATTACCTTCTTTAAGATTTTTTAGAAAACTATTATGATTAAAATTATTAAACACATCTGAAATACGATGATAGAATCCTTCAGTATGATTATTAGGAATTTCCATTGTATTTCTTACAGAAAAATAACTAACAATAGAATAATAATCATCATCCTCATAAATTTTATAATCTACTTTGTAAGTATTACATACACCTTGTCTACCAGTAGATTTATCAACAACAGAACTCATTATATCTCCACAGTGTAAATGAATAGAACCATCTTTTTTAAGAGCAGCTCTAGTTCTACCATTACCCCATGATCTCACATAATCATTTGTAGTACCATTTCTATCATAATAAAAATTAGAA